AAGGCACAGCCTATAAACAATCCTGAACCAAATGCAACTACAACAGATGCAATTGCCCATTTAAGGTTTTCTCTTTTCATAATATTAATTTTAATATTAGTGAGAAGATGTTAAAAGAAAAAAAAGAGTGGTATCTCTACCACTCTAAATTATCAAGGTTTTGTTGGATACTGTAGTAATTGGAATCTTTCTTTCTCATCTAAGAGTGCAAATACTTCTGATTTGTAATCTCTTAATGAATATAAGAATCTTCTCCAATTATCTAGTTCTTCAACTAAACCTTTTAACTCTATAGCATTAGATTTCATTTGCTTGTATTCAGTTGGGTCTATACCCAATTCCTCACATGCACTTATTTGATTATTCAAGATGCCAACACCATATATGAATTGTTTAGAGCTACTTCCACTTTTAAGTGTAAGTGTGCTACCAATTTCAATGGTGTCAATCTTTTGAATTTTATCAGATAATTCTGTGATTACTGAATCTGCAAAGTCAATATCTAATACTGCTTGGTTAAATGCTTTTAATTTGTTCATAATAATAAATTTAAAAGTTAATAATTTAACACTAGTAAAAAGATGTTTAACAGGAAAAAGAACAACCCATTATAGGTTGTCCTTATTCAATACAGATGAAATGCTGTCTTGATGGCATTTATATACTCTACCATATCTACTCTCAACAATAGTACTGTCTCCTTGTAGCTCAAGATAATACTCTATCTTGTTGCCCATTGGAGATTTTACTCTTGGTTGATATGTAAAGGCACAGCCTATAAACAATCCTGAACCAAATGCAACTACAACAGATGCAATTGCCCATTTAAGGTTTTCTCTTTTCATAATATTAATTTTAATATTAGTGATAAGATGTTATACAGGAAAAAAAAGAGAGCTCTATTGGCTCTCTAAATAAAATTATGCATTTGCATTCTTTAAGTATTCTTTGATGGTTAATATACCATCTACTATAACATAAGTAATCATAATAATAAATTTTAATTTACTATGAGTACAAAGATGTTAAGGAGAAAAAAATTTTTCTACAATTGTATATATAAACCAATAAGTTCTCCCTTCTAGGGATGCACCACCGGATGTAACATGGTTTATACTAATAATAGTAGAAAGGTGTTGTATTGAAAAAAAGGGAATGCTATTTAGCACTCCCAAGCATTGGTATTAACATACATCCCCAGAATAGGCACATAAAGCCTATACATAGTAACACATGAGAACCAAAGCTCATTAATAATCCACTGAAGCTACCAAGCATAGCAGTAGCAAACAGGTACAATAGTATCTTTTTCATAGTAATTAATTTTAATGTAAGTACTAAGTTGTTTGTAGAACACTAGATCTTTTTCCTGTGAAAAAAAAAGTTTTTGCACAGTCAGATTCCAAGTCATTGCTCTCAGATTCATGGGGGGTACCCCAGCTGTGGCGCGGGCCCGGGGTCAGTTGGTGTAGGACCCATCACATACTAGTATACACAATACCATCACATACTAATGTATACAACAAATCACCATAGAATTTGGTAGTTAAAAATAAGTTGGTATATTTGTTCTAGGATTATGGTGACATAATTAAAAACTAAATTGATGAGCAAGAAGCCCTGGTATAATGTACCGGGGTTTTTTGTTATCTTTGTACTATGGCTTATATAGAACACAATTTTTTTCCTCTCAAGGTATTTGTTAGGAATGAGTATATGTATCAGGGTAAGAAAGGTCTGGGGGAATTTACCCCGGGGGTAGTTATTTCAGTGAGGTGTATGCCGGGACAAGCTGCATTGTTCCAGGTGCTCCTTGAGAATGGAGTTCTCCGTGACAAGTTGCCATCCCATGCCCTATTGACAGAACCTAAGTTACCGGATCCAGATTTACCTTTTCATTATCTGCAGATCTGGAACTGTTTCTCCTATAAGTTTACTCTACTGCATTTGTCATATCTGTATGATACCAAAGTAGAAGTGTATATGAAGGACCATAAGTTCTACCAGGGTAGTTACTATGCTACTATTAACTGGGGGTCTAATGATCCTAACACAGATCTATCTCTAGCAGAAGATCCTATGGAGCATAAGAGCCATCACATTATTTTACTAGATAATGGACAGATTGCACTACAACCTAATAACCGGATCAAGTGGTCAGAGCCAAGCTTTGTAACCAAGCCTTTCCCTGAGAAACCTGACTATCTGGTTAACAAAGAGTGGTACAATTGTGAGGGTTTTGATAAGTGGCATACAGAAGATTCTGAAAGAATGTTTTATGATACAGAATAATTTATTATATTTGCATAGTTCATATTTACTTTGATTGATTAATAAGCTAAGAGCCCTGGAAATTTTTTCTGGGGTTTTTAGTTTAAACAAAAAAAGTTTTTATATTTGTGGCACCAACAACTTGATATGATTACTTCAATCCCTTTTACATGAGATGAGTCCACAGCAAAAACAGTTGTGGGAAGAAATAACTAATCAGGCTAGAGAATCTGGGATGGATAACTTGCATGCAAGAAAGTTGTATGATAAACTAAGTAAATTAATTAATATGTCAGATAAAGTGTTGTTGTCCATCACTGAGAAAGAAGAAGGACTAGAAGTTAGAGTTGGTGAGAATGCCCATGGTAATCTAGCTCTTATAGGTTTATTAGAAAAGCTTAAGTTGAATTTGCTTGATAACTTTACTGAAGAGAAAGAGCTGTCAAACAAGACTACCCAAAAGTATGATGCATAATTTTAAAATAAAATAATATGAGTGAAACAAAACCAACTTACCCAGTACCGGAGAATTCTCCAGAAATAATTGAGCATAAAATCATTCCTTTTGGACATCAGTTAGTAGGATTAGATCCTGATAATCTAGATGACTCTGAGGTAACTAAAGTAAAGTTATTAGCAGCAGAAATGGCTGAGATTTTGAAATCAAACTATGAGGCAGAAAGAGGGCCACTAAAAAGTTTGTTGTTTGATCATGCATTAGGAGAATTAATCAATGCCCAAATGGCAGTAGTAAAAGTAATCACATTAAAAAAATAAGTAATGAGTAAAGGATTTAAGTTATTAAGAGGCCGGACAATTTTATTGAGTGTACCGGAAAGAAAGAAGTCAGGACTTGAGTTGTCTGCTAAAGATGAAGAAGCAATGATGCAAGAGGCTGCTAAGCTTTGGAGTAAACTTACAGTTTATGCCATAGGAGATAAAGTAGAAGAAGTTAGTGAAGGTGATCAAGTATATGTAAGAACCTCAGCACTTAACATGGAACAAGTAGAGAGAATAGAAATAGATGGAAGTATAAAGCTTGTTCTTAATGAAGGTGATGTAATTATAGTATGGTAAGTTATGAGTCAAGATAATAAAATAAGAGCTACTCTTATTGATGTTACAGATAGAGTGCTCAATCTAGAACCAGATAAAGGACCCCGGCCGGAATACTATGGTGGTGCTAATAATACTTATGAAGTATTCCAAGTATTAGAAGCTTGGGGACTAGACAAAGACTTCTACCTAGGTAATGTAATTAAGTATGTTGCTCGGGCTGGTAAGAAAAATATTTCTACAGAAAAAGAAGATTTAGAAAAAGCTTTAGTATATTTACAAAAAAGAATTGACTCACTATGATTATAAAAGGAATCATGTTTATATTTGGTGTAATAGTATTAGGGTTCTTGTTTTTAGTAAATAATGCTATGAGCAAACCCTTATATAATAAGATGCACAATGTCTGGGAAGAAGACCCAGAAGGAAAAAAATATGCTAATATAACTTTGATTGTAATGCTGCTAATAGCATTCTTTATGGGCTTGATGTTTTGACCTATATACTCTCCAAACGGAAAGATCCTCAGTTTTTTAGCTGGGGATTTTTTTATATCAAAATTTTTTTGTATATTATAGTGTATATTTATTAAAACTTTATAATCATGGATGTTCTAAATTTTATTTCTTGGATCAAGGCTGGTAATTACAGAACCACTCTTCCTACAGATGTTAGTAGTTTAATTGCCGTGGGTGCACAAGATGCATCTCGTGATGATGGTTATTTACCATTAGCTATAAGTGCTGAACCATTGCAGACATTATATAATACAGGTACTGTAACTCAGGGTACTAGTATTACAACACCAGTAACTCTAA